TGGTTAACTCTTGGGTAGAACCACCTACCCCAAAGTTTAAAAACAATGCTCTAAAACGATATTGTAGCTTGGGCATCAACAGACCTTGAGAACTAGCTGTATTATCCGCCCCTACGGTCATGTTAAATAGACTTTGACTTGCTGTTGCCATTTTATTCTCCTTGCGGCACTAAGGCCATTAAATTTTTATTACGGCAATTTTCAAAGTGCCATCTTGACATATTATTTATGCCACCCTTTTTTTCACAGTGCGGACACTGAATCACCGGTCGTGATTTACCTGTCATAGCAATCGAATGGTTAGGTCTTTTCTTGCCAGTCAAAGTATCGCGTTGTTTAATCCGTGATTCATCTGATCTTGCTTTGCCAATCTTAGATATACTAATAGAGAAGCGATGCTTTTCAGTAAGTGGTATATTTCTAAGTTGCTTTACCCTAGATTCAATATGATCAATGCTCTGTGTTTTTCCAATTTGCCGTTCGCTCTTAGAAATATTTGCTTGCTCAGAATGCCGCTTAAGTTTTTTACCAAGTTGTCTTTTGCTTTGGGCTATTGATGATTCCACTGATCTTTTTAAGCCTGAGGCGCCGTCACCACCGTCTGTTTTATTTCGTAAAATCCCAGTGCAAATATCTTTGCGACCATACCATTCAATGTATCTTCGTTCTAACGCCAATGAGCCAACTTCAGTTAAGCCAGATTCTAAAATTATTATGCTGGATACATCTTTTGGTGGACGCACTTCACCTTTGCCTTTTACCCATGCACGATTTCCTGAACCTTTACCAATATAATATGGTGTGCCATTCAAGCGCATATATGCGTAAACATAATATCCAATCATCGTAAATAAATTATCTTTCATGTTATATTTATCTTAAATAATACCCCCGCTAAGGGGGCATATTATTTTTATTGTCCAGATAACGCTGCTATGCCACCTGTATTCAGAATGCGAACCGGAATATAGATAAATTCTGCTGATTTTGTTGGTTCAATCGCAATGTCAATGTATAACTCATTTCTATCAATTCTAGCAGTAGTATTGTTAGAAGTATCACACACCACCAGATAATCATACAGGCCACGTTTGCTAACTAGATCAACAAACAGTGTTTGTACTACTGCTGATATCTGACTGCGAGTTAATGCGTCGTTGGGTTCAAATATGAACGGACGAGTAATTGATTGTAATCTCTCACGAATGTAACACACTAATCGAGCTACGTTTGTGCGATCCAATGCACTGCTTGTGTCCTTACTGTTTTTATTACCATAGTTCAGCAAGCCAATACCAGTGAATGATGCCAATGGATTGATTTGATTGGTATACAATACATCACGAATTGAGTTACGATTCTTCACTGATTGGAATTCACCAGTCAATGCATCAATGTAACCAATGCTTGTAGCGTTGTCAATGGTTCCGCGGCGAGTACCTGCAGCAGCTAACCATGGATAAGCTATTCTGTCGTTGCGTAAGAATGTACGCAGCATCATGTGACTTGCTGGTACTACCACGCTTGTGCCGGTTGTTGGCTCTGTAGCTAATCCACTTGGATAGAACAATCCCATGTACTCATCGCGGGTTACTAATCCGTCTTCTCCCGATGACACTGCGTTATTGGTGTTCTTGGCCCATGCAGCTAGTGCAGTAGCCTGGTCAGACAATCTCAGAGGAGTGTCACCAATGATGTAAGCTGTGTTGTTTCTGGCATTGTTTAATCCAATCATATCTGACTGTAACTCAGGATAACCTGGGCACGCCATTAGGTTCATGAATGTATCTTCTTCACGAATCGCCATGTTAGTAGAGATAGCCACTTTCATTGCCAATGTTACTAAATTGCGCTGAGCTTTGCGTCCCATGTAAGGACTTCCATCTGTTTTTAAACCACTAGAAGATACCCACGCATCTGCTTTAACAGGCAGCGATTGATCTGGGAAGTTTGCTGCAGTAAAGTAATTGGTTCTGTACTGCTTGACATTGTAACCTGAACGGCGTGTGTTGAACAACAACATACCCTGAGGATACATTCCTGCTAAAGGAGCATCCAAATCTAAATAGTTGCTTGAAAGCAAACTGGCGGTGCTTGGAATAGGATCGTTTGACGGATCAATGTCACCAGTACTGCCCCAACGAGCATCAGCGAATAAGATACCGTCATTGGTAGTTTGATCAGTATTGTCGATCTTTACCCAAGTATCTACACCGTCAACCAACTGCCAACGACTGATCACTGGGAAGTTTTCTAGGTCGTTTGAATCTAACCACAAATCACCATATGATAATTCAGTGATACCATCTGACTGAACAGTGGGTGCGTCGGTAGAAAGTATTATACCTGCACTGTCAGTGGTATTGATTCCAGATGTAGTTGGATTTCCTTGGCTATCATATGCAGTGTTGCGATATCCAATCCAAGCGCCCTGCTTTTGAATCATAATATCAATTTGATCGATCACGCTATAGAACCAATTGGTTTTATTCAATGGTGCATTAGAAGGTGCACCTTCGTTGGCGATATATGTTATTCTGTTCCAATTACTTGCACCCAGGTAATAACCCAGATTAGGAGCTCCTGAAACATATGCTACACCAATTACGCCATTGCTGTTCATGATTGGACCAACGCCACCTACTGCAGCCGAACTCAACTCTGTTACCACCAATGTTAAGTTGTTAGTAGGAGTGGTTCCACCCAGCTGCTCGCCTGAAATAACTATCAAGTCACCTACGGAATAACCGGTGCCTGCAGCAGTAACACCATCAATCATGTATGTTTTACCTGATGCGAAAATATTGAATGTGGCGCCGGCGCCTGCTGATCCACCAGTAGGACGAGTGGCACTTGTTTGTGCTGCTGCACTATTAGTAGTACTTGCTATATATCTACGACTGATTCCTTTGGTTGCACCCAATATAAATCCAGCTGCCTCTAATACAGCTTGGCTAGAATTGTTACCAGGAACACTTAGTACGATCTCTCCACCCAATGAGTGTGTTAACTGTATAGTGCCAGCTGCAGTAACTGTTGCAGTGGTATTTGGAATACTTGCACCTGACCATGCAGTAACGAAATCAGCAGCAGTGGTGCCGTTAATTACTAAAGTGTATGGAATACTTAACACTGCCGAGCCAACAGTTGATACTCTAACTACCAATTGGTCTCCCACAGAGAATGTAGGATTAGCTATGGTTCCAGTTACTACTGTAGGACCACTGGTAGTGCGCTCGTACAAGTATATAGGACTGCCTGGAACAGCCATGGCCATTGAATAATCGCCAACTACAGTTCCTGCAGTAATATTCTTGCCGCCTGCGCCATCTAGTTGATAGTTCGCATTTGTGATGCTTGGATAAAGTTTTACAGTTTTCTGAATGAATGCCTGTGTAGTGCTGCTATACTGTGCCAGTACCGTGTTAATTCCAGCTCCAGCTGCACTTGTTTTAATCCACACTGAGCCAGTTGGGCGTGGGCTAGTCTGCCCAGTTGTCCACATTGGCATTTCGGCTGAAGTACCGTATGCTATGTCAGGTTGATAATATTTGGTTGTAGAACTCAGACCCAAGTAGTCTAGTATTGTTTCTGTTGTTCCACCGTATGTTGGTGCACTAAACTGAATAAATGATTCTTCAGCTGGTGAAGAAGAATATATCACTAGATATTTATTGGAATCTACACTAGCACTGATGTGATCCAATCCCAAGCTGTTTATATCAAATGCGATATCAGTTACAGTACTACCAGAAGCAGTAACAGTAACATTGTATTCATCATTTACATTTATAACAAATGTGCTGCCTTCAATGTTTAATTGTTGTGACTCGCTTAAATCACCACCAACGCTGGTCAGTCGAATATCACCGGTGCCAGTGGCAGTAGCAATGGACTTCAACCATGTGTCGCCGCCCAATCTTATCCATTGGTTAAAAGAATTCTTGTAAAAATATTGTGATTGATTCAATGGATCAGGTAGGTCGGCGTATCTGGCGTCGATTGCGTAGTCACCTATACTGCCTATACTTTCTTTTGGAGCATCACCTGACATCGACTCATCAAGAGTGATTACTGTTGGCACCTTGTTGGTAAATTTACCAGTGGCCTGGTTGAATTCGTAAATACCCCATGTACTTGAAGTAGTGTCTAACCAGTAAGTTCCATTGGCTGGTGCACCAGATGGGCGACCAACTGAGCCGGCTAAGCTATTCAAATCAATATCCGCTCTCAATACGTAGCAACGGTTAGTTACTTCCATTAACGAGTATGCTGCAAGTAATCCATATTCATTTAACTCATATCCCTGAACCGGAGTTCCGTCTGTGGTTTTGCTAAAGAATGGGTTTCCATATAAATTGATCAGATCGCGCTGCGATGATATTAGGTTTAATTTGTTAGCGTTGGCAGAAGTGGTAGCTACTGCTACACCAGTTCCTGCTGCATTTGTCTTATTCTGTGCAGTTGCAAGAATGATAAGTGGTACTGAATTAGAGGCTGCTGGTGCGTATTGACTCTGGTCAATGATGGTTACTTCTACGCCTGGGGATACTAATGCCATTTTAAAATTTCCTTTATGTTATGATTTTGAGGGTTAACTCCCTGTTGATAGTATTATTTATGTTTATTTCCATAAAACACGTGGTTGCTACTCTTTATAAAGAGCTGCTATAAATAACAGTATGAACCGACCCATGTGCCCAGTATGCAACAAAAATCACTGTGCTGCCAACTATTATCGCAAAGGAGTGCGGTATTTTCGCAGTAAATGTGATGACTGTATCCGCAAGAACAAAGGCATACGCCCAGCTGTTCCTACTTGGAAGAAGCTGGGCTATACCAAAAAGACTGGCTGTGACTTATGTGGGTTTAGAAGAATATATGACAGTCAAATGGTAGTATTTCACGTTGACGGTAACTTAACTAACAATGAGTTAGTGAATCTACGTACCATTTGCTTAAATTGTATTGAAGTGGTAAAGCGCAAAGAACCTATTTGGAAGCTGGGTGATTTAGAAATTGATCCCTAACAGGCCATGATAGTTTTTATCTTGGTGTGTAAATCATCTATCGTGCCATCATTTTCAATTTCATAGTCATAGTGTAATCCCACACTCATGTATTCGCTGGGGTGAATCTTGGCATCCCAAAGACGGCTCTTTGCCAGTATCCAGCCAATGTGGGCATCTCCCCTGTTGACTGCAACTGCGTCATCGTACCAAATGGGTTTAGGCCCTCGTGTGATTCTGATAGTTGTTCCACCGGCTCGCTTGATAGCAGCAAGTTCATTGGGAAATCTGGTGTCAGTGATTACGATATCATCTTTGCTTTGTGTAATCTTGTTTTCTAGGCTGGCGATCCAAATATCGTCATGAAAATGATTGCGAGCCACTTCAGTTCCCCAGTGCTGCAATACCCATCTGGGAGTTAGTTCAGGAATACCCAGTCGTTCACTCCACCAGGGATCAACTTGTTCTCGCCATTCACGACTGTATGTGGTGTTTCCTTCAAGTAGAGTGCGATCCCATCCAAATATATATGAGACCGCATCTTTTAATGATCCTGCAAAGCTTTCTTTTTTGAATCCATGAAATGAAGTCAGATAGTTGGCTACTGTATCTTTGCCTGAACCGATGAATCCAGTGACGCTAATAATCATATTGCTCCCAAGTTATGTGACTATTATATCGCACAACAGCAATAATGTACAGCGTTTAGGTTACTAAATTAGCCCTGAACCCAGGTTAAGGGGGTGGAGTAGTCCACGTATCTGCGTAGGTCTTCCAGTAGCTGTGCTTGCAGGGCTGCACCTTCAGCTTTTAATGCAGTACCGTTCAGTGTAGTGCCACCACCAGGTCCCACGATGCTGGCAAACTTCTCACGAGCCTCACCCAGGGTGAGTTTGAGTTGGCTGAATACCCAGTCACCTATCCAAACACCTGATCCTGGATCTTGTAGCAGTGTTGATTCAGGTTTTTGAGTATCAGCCCAAACCAGTATCTTTTCTCCGGATCCCTTGGGGTCACGAACCAGTCTTATCTGCTTAGTCACTGGGTTGAATGTGAATACCACATATCCACCAAACATACGTGCAGCTAACTCAATATAGCCAGCATAAAAGTCATATGTGGCTAATCCGCCTGCATAGTTGTAGTTTAACAGATAGGTATTTAAGATTGCGCTGCTGAATGGGTCAAACGAGCTGGATGCAGGTCCTGTTTCCAGACCAATGGTTCTACGGAATACTTGTCTGACATTGATGAATTCATCTGGCAACGTATAAGTGTCCATTTTAGCTTCCAGTGTCAACAGAGTGTATGATTCTTCTGTTGCGTTCTGGGCGCGTTGTCTATAGACTTTTATTGCATATTTGTACGCAGCTTCATAGTGTTCAGGATCTAATTCTAAGTCTACGATACCGTCACCCAACCTGTATCGTAGATTGTCAAATAGTTCTTGCTTTAATTCTTGAAGTGTAAGTGCTGATGCCATAGTTGTATGCCCTGTTTATACTGTATTTATCAGGCATACCAGACAAACTTATCTCCATTTGGGACCATCAAACCAAGCTGCAACTGAGTGTCTGGTGCCCTTGGTAACTGGCGTGGCTGCATGGTATATAAAGCTGGGAATGAATATCACAGTGCCCTGAGTTCTGATTTCCTGTGGAACCATCTGTTCCATAGTGGTTTCATACAGTTCAAAATTGCCACCCTCATATGTGTCTGGATCAGTTAGTTGTATGATGCACGAGAGTTTTCTATGATACTTGGGATCGTTGTTTATCCAAAATACATCTTGATGCCTTTTGTACTCTCCCTGAACAGCCTCATCGTATTCAGCCAGTTGTAGATAACTGAGTTTAGACAAGTGAAAATCAAACCAAGCATCGTTTGCCTGCAATGCCAGCTTCCACAGTTCGTCAAACAAGAATTTAAAATTCTCATTGTCCTGTTGGATAAATCTCACTGAACCTCTGCGAAATTCAGAATTGATTATGCTATTGGCCACTCCCATAGAGGGAGTTTCTGCGGGGATAGACAATCCCTGAGCTAAGATGTGATTGCATATGTCTGGACTAAAGTGTCCCTTAAAGTAACACCATTCACCCTTCATATCAAATGTCTCCAGCTTGACGATTTTCGCTGTAGTGTGGGTCAAAGTTGCCACCTGGATAGCGTGACTCAAGCTTTCTAACGTTCTCTGCAATAACATCATTGGGATCAAGATGCAATGCACGACAACTATTGATCCAGTACCACATAATGTCCCCTAATTCACGCTTCATATGGAACACGTTTTCATCAGTAAGTGGCTTACCCTGAAACAACATCTTTTTTGGAATCTCACAAAACTCTCCGGTTTCTGCTGCCAACCCCAGTGCGCCTGTAATCAACAATGGCACATTGATAGTGGGCCCATGATCGTTGCCGTCCCAGTTACCATCCAGTTCATCCAGTCTGTTCATAAATGTGGTAAGATCAGTGCTGGGTTCGCTGGTCACGGCTCCCACAAATTCGCTGTATTTGTTTAAATCAATATTCATTAGAATGCCTTTAAAATTATAAGTGAGTCATTAAATCTACCATTTGGCGTAGTAGCAGTTGCCTTAATTTCTTTGAAGTATTTACGTGCAGCTGGCTTGCTGCCCATGATTTCTTTGATGGCTTCTGCTGGCTTGCGCAATGTCTTTACTTCACTGGTTGACGTATCAAATCCCAGTAGAGTGTTGCCCTTGACTGTGAATGTTTTGCTGTAATCATCAGCAATGTAGTGATGCAGTTTACGTTTGGCAGTGTCGTACACCCACGCCTCGGCCGACCCGTGAAGCTTAGTGGGATGTACACTCACCAAATCCAGTTTGGCTGCAACATCTTTAAACTCTCGCAAATACTTGAGCTTGCTCACAATCTTTTCTACCGGCACTGCCTTGCGAGCACGTGGGGTACGTGCAGTTTTCTTTACGCTGATATAACTGTTGAGATCACTTAGCACACCATCAATAAACTTGATGATATTTTTAAGTTGAGTTTTTGTAAACTGATTGTAACCCTCAGTTAGCAGACTGTCTTTGCTCTCCAGTACTTCTTCAAACTCAGCAAGTTTTTTCTTCCAAACACTGGCAACCAGAGGGATATGCTGTGGCATCACATTTCGTTTGGCCAACTCGTCCATTGGGCGCAGTGAGTGTGTTGACTTGGCACCAGCTGCAATGTATTCATCAAACAGTCCCTCAATTTCACCGCAGGCTTCACTGGCTTTTTCGCGCAAGATTTCCTGAATGTTGGGACGATTAGCCGTTCAACTTTTTCAACTTTGTCTGCCGGTGTTTCTTCAGCAGACTTGAAGCCTGACTTAAAGATGGTCTCGGGTTTAGAAACAGTGAGCAACAGTCTGTTGATTTCATTTTGCAGTGTTGCCTGTTCGTATTCTGTTAACTCAAGTCCTCTGAGTGTCATACGCGATAGCCAGCACAGTGTAGTCAGTACTTCGCTTTCAGGCACTTTGTGCATTTGCTTGGCATCAGCTTTTCTGTCATTGTTTTCCAGATACTGAATCAGCAAGTCCTTGCCCTCTTTGCGGCCATAGAATCGGTTGTACCAATTGAATGCACGTGACAGAGTAGAACTCCTAACCACTGTTTCGGGCTGAGTTTCAAAGCTGGGTTCTTCACCCATGTATTTGGTATCTACGTCTTTGGGGTTCAGTGCTTTTACCATTGTGCTGATAGTTGATTTGCGTGTCATGTCTACTCCTGTCATTGTTTGTGTTACATTATAGCATAGTACTTATTAAATTGCAACCTAATGTTGTATAAACACAACACCCGTTGGGCATAAATACAAGACTATTGGAACCCATAAATGCCTAAATTATCGCTATACCGCTCCCAAAAATCCAACGATTACAAGTTTTTTGACAGGAATATCGCTGAGCTATTCACCGTTGGCGGTACTGACCTGTTTATACATAAGTATTTGGGTCCAAGTGACCAGGGCCCAACCACTTCATTGAGCCAGCCCAGGTACGACAAACTTGATCCCACTAACATACAAGATTTATTGTTTTTAGAGAATCGTGACCGCAAATATGATAGCAATATTTACAGATTACGTGGGCACTACAATACCCAAAATTTGGACTTTGATTTGAGTCAATTTGGATTATTTCTGAACAGTGATGTTATATTCATAACAGTTCACTACAACACAATGATAGAACTGATTGGTCGCAAGCTAATAGTGGGTGATGTATTTGAACTACCTCACTTGACTGACTATCACCCACTGAACGAAAAGATACCCACTGCATTGCGCCGCTACTATCAGATCACTGATGCCAACTTTGCCAGTGAAGGCTTCAGCAGCAGCTGGTATCCTCACCTGTGGAGAATCAAGTGTGAGCCACTGGTTGACAGTCAAGAATTCGCTAACATATTGGACAAGCCTGTGGCACAAGATAACTTTTTGGGTGACTGGGACAAGACTACAACTTATGTTCCAGGCTATGTGGTCAGTTATGGTGACAAAAATTACATGCCCAAGCAAAATGTACCAGCGGGCATCCCCTGCACCGATACAACCTATTGGCAACTGGATATCGCTGACAGCTTGAAAGATATCTTGGGACGCTATAACAAGAATTTACAAATCAATGAAGCCATGATCAGTGAGGCTACCAGAATCGTACCAGCCAATGGATACGACAGAAAGCAACTGTACTTGGCTCCACTCAATGAGTACAACGAACCTGGTGCTGCCAAAAATGTTATCATACGCAGAGGCACTCCTGAAACAACTGTTAACTCTATTGAGTATGTAAACGGCAACATACCCATCGTTAGAATAGCCGCCGCGTCATTGAAGAATATCAATGCATTAATGGACTCCACTGACTTGTTGGCATCATTCGTCAAACTCAGCTTGACTATAACCACCGTGATGCCTGAGAGAACTGAAAATGGTTCAGGTAGTGTGGAGCCAGACATCGTGCTGTCAGTGAAAGCACTGGGACCAATTGACATACCATATGGAACAGTAGACAACATAAATTCCGGCAGTGATGTAAACGTTGGCGCAGCCTCGTTTAACTCAGATGTGTTTCAAATAACTGAAGTACAAGACTTCCGCGCTGACGCCGACCCCAGGTTTAAGTTTGTAAAGAAAGAAACTGCCAGAGGCTTTGGATACACTGATGGCTATATGTCAGGCGAGGCTGCAGCACCAAACGGAGAACCATTTGGATCAGGCATCACCTTCCCCACCAGTGCCAAAGTTGGTGACTATTTCTTGAGAATGGATTACTTGCCACAGCAGATGTTTCGTTGGGACGGCAATTTATGGGTTAAGATTTCTGAAGTCACCAGGGTGGAATCTGGATCCAACTCCAACCAAACGCAAATGGGCAGCTTTGTTAATAACAGCAATGTGACTGCTACATTGAACGGGCCTATCCCAGAGAAACAGGCACTATCAACAATTTTAAATATTACACCAGACTAAGGAATACACATGGCAGCTTACTTCAATGACAATCAGATACGCAGATTTCTAATTCAATTTGGGAGAATTTTTTCTGACTGGCAAGTTACTAAAGGCAAAGATCCAGCAGGCAACGATATATTAGTTCGTGTGCCCATTATGTACGGCGACAGTAGTCGTCAAGCTGCAGCTATTATAGCCAACAACAGTGCCAGCAGCATGCCCAGTGCGCCCCTGATTACCTATTATATAACAGCAGTAGAGTATGACCAAACCAGAACTCAAGATCCCTATTTCATTGACAAGATGAGTATAAGAAGAAGAAACTGGAATGTTGAAACACAAAGCTACGAGAATGTGCAGGGCGATGCGTTCACGGTAGAGCGTGTGATGCCAGTTCCCTACACACTGCGAATTTCAGTTGATTTCTGGACCACTAACTACAATCAGAAACTTGAACTCATTGAGCAGTTGGGCGTGTTGTTCAACCCCAGCATGGAGTTACAAAGCACTGACAACTTTATTGACTGGACCAGCTTGAGTGTTGTTTACCAAGAAGGATTAACATTCAGTTCACGCTCAATACCACAGGCCAGTGGCAATCCAATTGATGTGCTGACTTGGAAATTCTACATGCCAATTTGGATAAGCAGCAGCGCCAAGGTCAAGAAGCTGGGAGTTATCTACAAGATTATTGCCAGTATATTCAAGGGCAACGCACTGACTGACATGCAGGACGACGATCTGTTGTTGGGTACCAGACAGAAAATTACACCATATGGCTATAAGGTATTGCTGTTGGGCAACTCATTGCAGTTGTTGCCCAATTATGCCACAGCCTCACCCAGCAATTCCACGTTGGATACGCCTGTTAGTCCTGATACTGATCTGGGCTGGACAGCCTTTCTGAACCTGTATGGTAAAGTAAAGCCAGGCATAAGTCAGATATGGTTACAGAATCCAAACATGACCACTGACATAGTTGGCACTGTTGCATTTAATCCATCGGATGACCGACTGTTGATATTTGATATTGACACAGCCACTTTGCCACAGAATACGCTGGATCCAGTAGACAGTGTTATTAATCCTCACACCAAATACCCAGCTAATGGATTGCCCACTGCGGCGGCAGGACAACGCTATCTGGTGATCGACCAAATTGGCAGTTCTGCTGTTAATCCGGCAGATAATCCATGGGGCTCATTGATAGCCAATCCCAACGACATAATTGAATACGATGGCGCCAATTGGACAGTGGTGTTTGACAGTGCATCTTCTACCCTTGTGGAGTTTGTAACTAACTTGACTACCAGTGTGCAATATAGATATCAAGATGATGTGTGGGTGAAAAGCTATGAGGGCTACTATGCTCCTGGAGATTTCTCGGTAGTAATTTAAGCAGTGCTCGTTTTGATGATAAATCAATATATGAGCAAAGTTGAAAACACATCGGCAGGAATATTCTTTTACTGTGATAGCACGGATAGATTTTTATTCCTGTTGAGAAACGATGAAAAGAACAATGGATTCTGGGGAATACCTGGCGGCAAATTAGAAAATGCTGAAACACTCAGTCAGGGATTGGCTCGTGAATGTCAAGAGGAAATCGCATTCTTTCCCACCAATGCCAAACTGGTTCCCATTCAGAAATTCGTAAATAACTCATTTACCTATCATACATTCTTTTGTACGATACCAGATGAGTTTATTCCAGTACTAAATGATGAGCATGTGGGATACTGTTGGGTTGATGTGCATCATTATCCTAAACCACTGCATCCAGGGTTATTTAACACTATCAACTTTGATGTGGTACAAACAAAATTAAAAGAACTTACAAAAAAAGCCGCATAAGCGGCTTTTTTGTATACTATAGCTTAGATTAAGCGTTAGTGATTCTTACAGAAACATTGGCCACTGGTGATCCAAATGTCCATTGTGCAGGTGAGTCATCAGCAAACTGTGTTCCAGTATTGGCAACTACCACAGCCTTGTGGTTACTGATTTTAACTACCCAGTATGTACCACCAGCACTGTCAGTTGCAACAATAGCCATTTGGCCTGCTGCACTTGGAGTTGCTGCAACCAATGAGCATACTTCTGTGCCATCTGTTGTTTTAACTTTAAAGCGACGAGCATTTTTCTGACTGATAATATCAGCAGTTTTGTTTGATCCGCCAGTAACATACGCGGTTGGTACGATAGCATTTTCTTGATTAGTAGAACTACCAACATTACCTGTGTCAACTGTCAACACTGCAGTTAGTGTACCAGTAGCTGTTTCTGCGCCCACATCACTGTCAGCAATTGTTACTGCAGGAGCTGATGTATAACCAGAACCTTTTTCAGTAATTGTAATGCCAGTGACTGCACCGGTTCCATCAATCACTGCTGTACCTGTGGCTCTTATGCCAGTGGGTATTTGTGGCGATGAGAATGTAACTGTGGTTGTTGCTGAGGTAAACCCAGTAAACGTACCTGCCACTGTTACACTTGCTACGCCTTCACCACCAATGCCATCATCAGTACTGGTTGTAGTGCCAATGTTTCTATTACCAAAATATTTCTTATTTAACGGACGTCCCATTTGTTTCTCCTTAGTTAGTTAGCGTTCTAGGCCTACGCAGTGGGTTACTGCATAAACTCTCATTTAAGAGTGAACATGTCTATTTATCTTATAAGCCGATAGGAGTAGGTCCGCCTGTGGGTACACTGGTCATATCTATCATAAATTTAGCACCAGTTGAGTTGTTTATAATGTACAACCCGTCACTGCCTGGCATCATGGTCCAATCGTTAGCTCCATTCTTCATTGTAACATCACTTACGTACAAATTCTTCCAATATGCGTCTGCAGTTAAAACAATAGTAAGTGTTAAGTCATTAGCAGGGGTTGCGCCGCCCAATGCAGTACCAAGAATAGTAACGGTGTCATTAAATGTCAGAATTGAGTTAGATGAAGTTGCACTATCAGCCGCAGCCGTTAGAGTTAATGTAGTTCCATTGACCACTGTGACCACTCGTTGACCAGCAGTGAATCCGGCGCCAGTTACTGCCATTTGTGCTGTAATACCCGCAGTGCTATTCACCACAAGTGTTGTGCTTGTTGTGCTGACAAAAGTTCTATTTATGGCAGCGTATCCTGACCCTAATTTATTTACTCTAACTTGGTACACTTGCCCACTGATTGGTGCTAACGCGGACTGGGTGTACACTTCAAATTCTGCGCCCGTTCCTGACCCACTAGTGGAACTTTGTGGGACTATGTACGATGCGGCAAAACTAATTGCCCCGATTGGGGTACCAGATACACTGGAAAATGCGCCAACTGATCCAACCTTACCGCCTAAATTTTGAGACAGACTAGACCTGGGTCTGATACTACCAACTGCATCAAAATCTGTTGTTTGATAACCACTATTCCAAATAGTTACTATATTATCGGCGTCATTTACTCCTAATCCAGTGCCCTCGATGTATGGGTCTGCACTAAATCCTGCGTTGGGGTCGGATAGCATTGTGAATCCGTCGTACAGTGACGTAAAATATACGCCGTGTCTGGCTCCGTGCCAACCTGTTATTGATAATATATCAGGATCCCAAGTGCCTCCATATCCTCCACTCAGTCCATTGGTATGAATATCTAACCCATTTAATACACCAACCGTAGTAATGTTTGCTTGTGCTGCGGTTGTTACTGTACCAGCAGTAGTTGCACTAGTAGCAGTGGTAGCAGTAGTTGCACTAGTAGCCGTTGCTACAGTGCCCACTACATTTGAAGCATTCAAGTTGGTTAAAGCAGCTCCATTGCCTGAGAACACATTGGCAGTTAATATACCAGTGGTTTTACTAAATGTTAATTTTGAGTCTCCACCAAAACTGGTGCCGTCCTTAAATTGTACCTGTGTATCTAATCCGCCTGGCTGCACATCAGGCTGAGCTACCCAACTAAGTACGCCTGAGCCATCTGTTTTTATTACATACCCTGCAGTACCGCCAGTGATGGTGACGTTGGACAATGGTCCCAGATTAGCCAGTCTGGTTACTATCAGGTTACCATTTGATGTTAGGTCACCATCTACTCTCAAGCCAGTCAATATGCCCACGCTTGTTATGCTGGACTGCGCACTGGCAGTGACTGTACCTGCTGTAGTTGCACTGGTGGCACTGGCCACTGTGCCAGTTACATTGGCTGCTGGAATACTGGTCAGGCCAGCAGCGGAACCGTAAAATGCAGTGGCTGTTAATCTACCAGTGTCTTTATCAAAGGTCAACGATGAGCTTGTGTTGGACACGCCATCATCATTAAATTGAACTTGTGTGTTTGCGCCAGGTGCTAATTTAGGGTTCTGCCACGACAGCACTCCTGCGCCATCAGTGGATAACATATAGCCAGATGTTCCACCCATGATGGTAACATTGGCCACTGCGCCTAAATTGGCAGTGCTGGTTGCTATTATATTTCCACTCACATTGCCAATGAAATTGCCTGCACGAACATTACCCAGAGTATTAAATGTTACAACGTCACTTGCTATACTTACATTACTGCCAAATGCAAATTCTCCAGCATTGTTATCCCAACCCATGAATGCATCAACTGGACCAGTTGTATAGTAATGTAATATTGTTCCTCTGTCTTTGAGGTCGTTCGTAGTCAATACTCCACCTACAGCAACATTACCACCCAACTCAATAATTGGATCTTTAACTACAATAGTTGTAACATTGGCAGTGATTGTAGTGCCAGTTACTACTAAATTACCAGTAATGGTGGCATTGCCAGTCACGCCCACATCGCCACTAACTGTTAATCCAGTTAACGAGCCAACACTTGTAATATTTGGTTGCGCCGCCGTTGTTACAGTGCCTGCTGTGGTCGCAGTGGTAGCACTAGCCACTGTACCAGTTACGTTTACACCTGCTACACTACTTGCACTCGCTGCCAGTGTAGCACTAGCCACTGCACCAGTTACATTAGCACCTGCTACTGCATATGCGGTAGCTGCAACTGCCACTGTACCAGTTACATTAGCGCCAGCTATATTTGTTATTCCTATACCATTGCCCACCAATTGACTAGCAGTTACTGTGCCCGTGGCGCCCAGATTAGTCACAGTGGCGTCGCCTGTGATATTGGCTATGCCTGTGATATTTATATTTGCTTTGGCATCAATATTGCCAGTGACTTCCAGTGTACCCAGTTTACCAACTGATGTAATATATGGTTGACTGGTTGTAGTTATAGTACCGGCTACTGTGCCTGCAGTCAAATTGCCCAGGGTGGTGTCACCCACTTTGTTTACTTTGAATTTGCTTTGGCTACCAACTTGCAAGTCTATCAGCAATGAACTGGCATCACTGGCAGTATCTGTGATGTTTTCTTTGATTCCAGTAAAGGCAACAGCACTGCTATTCCATGTTTGTGTTACTGTTAACGGTAAACTGGTAGTGGATGATGGATATGCCACGGCCAAGCTGGTTAGAGTACCCACGCTTGTGATAGCGGGTTGTGCTGCAGTGTATACTGTACCAGCTACCAATGCGTTAGCCACTGGGCTACTAACATTTGATCCATGCACACTGTTAGCAACCGCTGCAAATGCTACTTCTCCATTAACATTGGATCCTCTGATGTTGCTTAAATTATTGCCAGAACCAATGAAGAAATTTGCTCTGACTGCATTACCTAAATTGGCATCTACGCTGGTTAGGTATCCCGCAATGGACACTGCGTTGGTGAGCACGTTGAAGGTGAGCCCTGCGCTGGCATCTATGTTACCATCATTGTTAAATGTAACATATGTATTGTCGCCAGGTGATGTAAATCTACCCGAGAAGTTGCCAGTGAAGTTACCACCCACAAAATTGTTACCAGTAACAATATTGCCCAATGCTGCATTATCTGATTTAATGTTACCATCACCCGAATTACTGACTTCCAGTTGAGTAAGTATGCCAACACTGGTGATAGCAGGTTGTGCCGCAGTATATACTGTTCCGGCCACCAGTGCGTTGGCTGATTGTCCACTCACATTGACACCTGCCACATTATTTGCCACATTGGCAAACCTTACTTCTCCGGTAACGTTGGCGCCAGTGACATTGCTCAGCAAGTATCCGTCACCCGCAATGGTCGCCGCTGCCACTGCATAACTAACACTGATGTTGTTTGCCGTTAAGTTATTTTGTACATCCAAGCTGGTAAGCAATCCCACACTGGTAATATTGGGTTGCGCACTGGCAGTAATTGTAGTTGCTGTGTTGGCATGCCCATACAAGTTAGCTGTAATAGTGTTTGCACTGAAATTATTAAATTCGTTCCTTAGTGCAATTGTGTTGGGCAGGTTGGCCGTGTTGGGCTTAAATCCGTGTAAGAACTCTACATTCAAGTTGGCAACCATTACGTCACTGTAAACCACAAAAGGTGCCACTCCAGTGGCTGTTGTGGTAGAAGTTACTTGTTCACCTGACACTGTACCGCCGCTGCTAGTAACAGTCCCCGTAGGACTAGTGGTTACTACAGAGGTAACTAATCCAGTGTCTGTAGCGGTTATAACTGTTTTTCCCAGCTTGATGGTATTGCCAGAGAGGAACAAGTCACGCCATCTGTGGTCTTCTGAACCCAAGTCATATGTTGGAGTATTGGCTTCTAGCACAGTAGTACCGTCAATATCATAGGTGACAGTGGTGACCGGAACTAAATTACCAACGATAAATGTATTGTTGTCTACAGTTATGGTGCTGTTACTTATTGCGATATCGCCGTCAACTGCCAGATCACTCAGGGTACCAACGTTAGTAATGTTTGGCTGAGACTGAGTAGTTAGTGTACCCTGATAATAATTTGCAACAGATAAATTTCCTAAATCAGCATTGGCTGTGGTGAGCATAGTACCCACCAAATCCACACCAGTTACTTTAGTTGCAGCTATATTGCCAGTCACTGTTAACAGAGTACCGTTGAATGTCAAGTTGGCGCTGGCTCCTGCCTTCCCTTGACTGTTCAGTAAAACCTGCGTGTTCGCCCCTGGCGCAGAGACAGTGCCAGTCACATTGCCCGTCAGGTTACCCACAAAGGTAGTGGCAATTACATTCCCTGCATTGACGTTACCAGTAACCGCCAGTGATCCCAGGGTACCAACACTGGTAATATTTGTTTGAGCTGCGGTTGTTAAGTTACCGGCGATGTTGATGGTAGTCAATGTACCAGTAATGGGATCAAATGTTAATTTTTCGCTGCCGTCAAATACGCCACTGTTAAATTGTACTTCATTGACGTTGCCAGCAGGAGTAACAGTAAGTTGCGGCTCCCAAGTTAAATTGCCAGCACCGTCGGTGGTCATCACGTATCCACTGGTACCGCCTGCGATAGTAATAGAAGCTACACTACCCAAATCAGTGGATCGGGTGACCGTGAGGTCTTTGGCTTGGATAACATCTGACACTACCGATTCAGTAATGGGGTTTACACCAAATCCTCCCAGTCTGTCCCAGGTATTATTGCTGGTGTTGAATTCATATAGAATTCCATTGATCTGTACTTGCTGTCCGTTACTGGGGTTTTGTGGCCAACTCATGTGTATTTCCTTATCATCTAGTATTTATTCTAATAGAATTATATCTTGTTTTGGGCAGCCCCAGAGAAAAAGCACAAAAATATTGCTGTTTTTACAACAATTTAGCCCCAATTTTTGTTGTTTTTTAGCAACACAGTACAGTTGACACTAAATCAGTTTGGGTCTATAATAGTCACATACACTGATGAAAAGGGGATACAAATGGAACTGAAAGTGGGCAATAAAATCACTTGGAATTCAGCAGCTGGCGATCTCACTGGGATCATCTATAATATATCACTTGGCGACAATGCTAAAAATGAAACAACTGCGTGGATTGATGTGTCATTGGGTACTCACAATATACGTCTTTGCGGCAATCATAGCAATCTGACAATGCTGCAAGTAGCCAAGATTTGACAGTAAATCTACATAGTGCTATAATAGCTGTATAGTCAATAACAAGGAGCCGAAATGTCTAGTTTAACCGCTTACGTAGATCGCAAAAATGCTTTTTCTAGCCTGTTTGGTAGTCGCCAGCTGAGCCTGCAAAATGCTAAGGACCGGCAGTCTATTGCTGACAGCATTGACAGTGAACTGAGCCCTGAGAACTTGACTTGCGATGGCGAACTGAGCCGCGCAGAGGTTCAACGCCGCTACAAAGAACTTACTAAGGTTGCACGAGAATTGCAAAAGTTGGATCCCACTGTTAAGTTTTACGAATACAACTAAGGAGACAAACATGTTTATAGTCTTTCACCGTGCAAGTACGCAAATGATTAAATCTTTTACTTCGGCATCAAGTGCCAAACGCAGCATGACTTGCATGAATCGCAACGCCGGCTCATACGAATATGAATTCACAAATGACCAAGATTACCACGAACGTGTGGTCACCAAAAAAACTGTTAAGAATTTGATGACAGGTAAAGAAATGACTATTGATAGCAACACTCCCAGATGTTGCGACCCCAGTTCGGAAGCCTACTGGTCAATGTAATTGGGCAAGTCAGTCAACAATCAGTTGACAGTAAATCCAAGTTGTATTATACTAGCAGTTCACTAATTAAATCAGGAGCTAAAATGGCATCACAAGTATCAGACAATCACACTATCACCAGTGTTCAAACTCGCAAAGCAGTTCTCAAAGCATTCAAAACTAAACGCCCAGTATTTCTGTGGGGGCCTCCAGGTATCGGCAAGAGCGAAGTTGTAGAAGAAATTACACAAGAACTTGGTGGCTACATGGTTGACTTGCGTATGGCTCAAATGGAACCCACTGATATTCGCGGCATTCCCTACTTCAACAAAGACAATGGCAAGATGGACTGGGCTCCGCCAATTGACTTGCCTGATGAAGAACTTGCAAGCAAGTACCCACTCGTTGTTTTGTTTTTGGACGAGATGAACAGCGCAAGCCCTGCAGTTCAGGCAGCAGGCTATCAGTTGATCTTGAATCGTCGTGTGGGTAAATATGTGTTGCCAGACAATGTTGTAATCGTTGCTGCAGGCAATCGTGATAGTGACAAAGGGGTTACGTATCGTATGCCCATGCCGCTGGCCAATCGTTTCATTCACTTAGAAATGAAAGCCGACTTTGCTTCATGGCAGAATTGGGCCGTTGACAAGAAAATTCACAAAGATGTTGTGGGTTACTTGAGTTTTGCAAAACAAGACCTGTATGATTTTGATAGTAAATCATCAAGTCGTGCATTCGCTACTCCACGTACTTGGTGCTTTGTCAGTGACTTACTGGACGACGATGACACCGATGCCGATACAATGTTCAATTTGATCGCAGGCACAATCGGTGAGGGACTGGCTGTAAAGTTCTCAGCACACCGTAAACTTGCAGGACGTATGCCACAGCCCAGTGATATCTTGTCTGGCAAAGTAAAAGACCTGCAGGTCAAGGAAGTGTCGGCCATGTATTCGCTTGCTATCTCAATGTGCTATGAGTTGAAAGAAGCAATTGACAACAAAACAGTGGATATGAAAAAGTTCCATGAGATGGCTGACAACTTCTTTGCGTATGCAATGGCCAACTTTGAAACTGAATTGGTTGTGGTCAGTGCAAAGATTGCATTGAAAACGTATAAGCTGCCAATTGAGCCAAGTCAACTGAAAAACTTTGACGAGTTTCACAAGAAATTTGGCAAGTACATTGTAGACGCAGGATCTTAAATATAATTTGGGTGTGTGGGTAAAACTACACACCTTTTTTATTTGACAGTAAATGCAAGTTTTGCTATAATATGTACATATACACTGACTGGAGAACACAATGAGCGCAGTAATCGCACCCGCTAAGAAGAAAAAACGCAGCAAGAAATATGAAAATCTAATTGGACCAACTGACGCCAAAGTTGACCATTTAGCCAGAGAACGGTTAGTAACTGCACGTATTGGCTTGCTGCTACGTCACAGTTTTTTTGGAAATCTTGCTACACGTTTGCAATTGATCAATGCTGATGAATGGTGCGGCACTGCTGCCACAGATGGCAAGCGTTTCTATTATAACTCGCGTTTCATCATGATGCTCAAGCCCAAAGAAGTAGAGTTTTTGGTTGGGCACGAAGTGTTGCATGTAGTGTACGATCACATGGGCAGACGCGGTACACGTGATCCACAATTGTGGAATGTGGCAGATGACTATGCAGTTAATGCCGATTTGAAACGTCACAAAGTTGGTGAGTTTATTACCACTGTGCCCTGTTTGTACGAAACAAAATACGATGGCATGAGTGCTGAGGCCATCTATGATGATCTGTATGACAAGGCCGACAAAATCAGTTTGGATGATTTGGTTGACAAAATGCTGGATGATCACATTGATGGTGATGACGGTGATGGAGATGGCGAAGGTGAAGAAGGTGAGGGCAGAGGCAAGCGTCCTAAAATGTCAAAAGAGGAACGTGAGCAAGTTCGTCAAGAAATGAAACAGGCTATCTTGGCTGCTGCACAGAGTGCTGAAGGTGGCACTATTCCCAAAGGTGTGGAGCGTCTGATCAAGCATGCTACCAATCCAGTCATGCCCTGGCGTGAACTGATCCAATCTAACTTGACCAGTGCAATTCGCAATGACTACAGCTGGACTCGTCCCAATCGTAAGGGTTGGCACATGGATGCAGTCATGCCAGGCATGACACCAGGCGAAGAAATTGATGTAACCATTGCCATTGATATGTCAGGCAGTATCAGTACTAAACAGGGTCAGGCATTCTTGGCTGAAGTTGCAGGCATGATGGATGCGTTTGATGGATATAAATTACACGTGTTTTGTTTTGACACTGAAGTGTACAATCCACAAGACTTCACCAGCGAGAACATGGACACTGTTGATGAATATGAATTACAAGGCGGTGGCGGCACTGACTTTGACAGTATCTTTGAGTACCTGAAAAGTGAAGCAATTGAACCCAAACGACTGATTGTGTTCACTGATGGTTACCCCTGTGGTAGTTGGGGAGACAGTAACTACTGCGACACCACATGGGTGATTCATGGCGATCCAGATCCAAATCCCCCATTTGGTACTTTTGCAATTTATAACGATCATAAATCACGGAGTTAATTATGGAAGCTTTATATATTATTATTATTCTTGCTGTTACTGTTACTGCATGTTACGTGGTGTCCAAAGCCATCTTGAAATTGGTGGGCAATGATGACGAACAAGACTAATGCGCATGACAATTGACCCAATCATTTGGTACGCCAATCGTGAATTGGAATTTATACCAAACCATTTTATCAAGTGTTCTACGCCAGTGACCACTGCCAATATGCAGTGGACACGCAATAAGACCAGTGGTAGATATGCATTTTGTAACGAGACCACAGTATCACGCACCAACTTGCTGTTTGATGGTCGTAGGGTATACTTTGAGAACGAACGGGATGCCATGTTATACGAATTGCTCTGGGCAGGATCATCAGAATAAATATTTGGTGAACAAAAACTCATATTAAATATCTATAGCTTAACAGCATAAGGAGATTAATATGAGTTTTTTACGACATGTGGGAAAAATCGGTGACAGAAAAGTAGCTGTCATCTTCAGAGAAATACCCAATGAATCACATATGTGTTTGGTAGTTTATACCGAAATACTAAACGCACAAATTCACGATGCAATGATGCGCTGCATTGAAAGTGATATTGGACAGCACAGCGAGAATTTGGCTGATGCACTAAACAGAAGCTATACCCAAGATGGCAAGATTATCTTACACTTGCTGCACGTTGAAGGCCTGCTAAAGAAGGTACAAACTTCTCAAGTGGTGGTTACTCCCAACCCCACTACATCAATCAAACTTGATGAGTTGAACAAGATGTTGGATGAGATGCAACAGGGTGAAGCAGCAGTCAAACGCATGGCTGAGTTAGATACCAGCAGTGGTCTACAGTTGCCTGCAGATGTGGCTCGCAGAATGCGTGGCAAGACAGCAGATGCAGCAGCTGGCGTATTGGGTGACAATGAGTTGGCCAAGCAGAGATTAGAACAGGCTGACAAAATGGAACGTGAAGCCACTGGTCTTATCAATGAAGCCAAACGTTTGCGCGATGAAGCTGTGAGCATGGATCCTGCACTAAAACCCAAATCCAATCGTGGTCGTCCGAAAAAAGAAGCGGCAGTGGTCTAAGTGCGCACAATGATACCTGACCTTTTTAGCAAATGGGAACACATACTTGAGGATGTAGAAAAGAGTAAAATCCCAATACAGTTTCTTAAAAAACTGGTGGTAAAGTTGCAGGGCAAAAAGCAGTACACTATAAACATTCAGCACTTGATCAAGCAGGGATTGGATCCCGATCAATTGGAAGATTTGGTTAACAGAAAACTTCATGAACTTGATGACAGTATCACTGACATAGAATTTATTTTGAACGTTGAAATTATTGCTCACATGGTTCAACCTGAAACTGACCGACTGCTGAACGGACTATGACTGTAACCGGTAGATGAAGGTTATACTTGCATGCGATCCCAATGGTGGGATTGGATACGAAAACAAATTGCCCTGGAGTAACATCGAGGGCGATTTGCCCAGATTCAAGCAGTTGACAGCCGGGCAAGTTATTGTCATGGGTAGAAACACCTGGGACAGTTTACCAAAGAAACCCTTGCCAGGCAGATTGAATCTGGTAGTGTCCTCTAAAACATTTAGTGTACCACCTGGCGCACTGGTGATCAATGACCTTGCACATTTCACACACTTTAAGAACGCATGGCTAATAGGCGGCGCCAAACTGATTACCAACTGCTGGGACATGATTGATGAAGTGCACCTAACCAAAACATTTACCGAATACACTTGTGATTGCTCGGTTGATTTGATATACTTAGAAAAATACTTTAGCTGTGTGAGCAGTGAACAACACACTGACCATGAGTATCAAATTTGGAAAAGAAAATGAAAAATTATTTAAATTTACTGCACGATATTTTAGAAACAGGAGAAGTAAAAAATGACAGAACTGGCACTGGTACTATTAGTGTGTTTGGACGTAATATTCGCTTTGATCTGCGTACTACCTTTCCCGCAGTCACAACAAAAAAATTAGCATGGCGAGCATGTGTGGGCGAGTTACTGTGGTTCATTGAAGGATCCAGTGATGAACGCAGACTAGCAGAAATTACACATGGTACCAGAGATGGTACCGTAACTATTTGGACTCCAAATGCTTTATCCAGTTACTGGAAACCCAAGGCCAAGTATAACGGTGACTTGGGCCGTGTGTATGGAGTGCAATGGCGCAAGTGGCGCAACACCACTGTAGCCCCCACGGAAACAGTGGTGGATGATTTTGGTTCTGCCTATCGCAACGATGGTGGAGTCATTACCGCCTTTACCGATCAATTGCACAATTTAATTGAGGGTCTTAAGAATGATCCCAACAGTCGCAGACATCTAATGAGTGCATGGAACGTGGGTGAACTGGATCAAATGGCATTGCCACCCTGTCATGTGATGAGTCAGTTTTATGTGAACAGCAAGCGTGAACTAAGCTGTCATATGTATCAACGATCAGTGGATGTATTCTTGGGCTTGCCTTTTAACATTGCCAGCTATGCATTGCTCACTCACATGATTGCACAAGTATGTGGATTAACAGCAGGTGAATTGATTATCAGCACCGGTGATACACACATCTACACCAATCACGTGGCTCAGGTTAAAGAGCAGTTGTCTCGTGTAACGCATATAGCCCCCAAACTGTATCTTAATCCTGACATCATGGATATCAACAAGTTTACAATGGATGATATTAAATTGGTTGATTATACCAGCCATGGTCCAATCAAAGCAGATATGGCAGTTTAGTGAACTCAGGCAAATTAGAATTCTGCGTCAAGTGGTCAGCTACAGTATGTGCGCTAATCACAGTTTATCTGACTGGACATGACTTTGTGCCCATTAACAAATACATGGGCGTACTGACTGCTGTGCTGTGGCTATGGTTGGGTATACTCTGGAAGCAGCCCAGCATGTGGATTCTCAACACAATCATGATTGGACTCTATGTGTCTGGTATCTGGTCAGCATAAATATATGCATGTGGATCCTAAACGTATTACCTGACGCAGTATTTCACGCCCTTCTGTTGATTGGCGTAGTGGGCATAATAGCCGGCTTCCTGTTGTCCTTTATCCCCCTAGTCAACCGGTATAAACTGCCCATACAAATCATATCGTTGTTGCTGCTGTCGTTTGGCTTGTTCATGGAAGGTGCTATGAGCAACGAACAGGCTTGGCAATTGAAGGTAAAAGAAATGGAAGCCAAAATGGCTCAGGCAGAAGCCAAATCAGCCAAAGAAAACGTCAAGATCGTACAAAAGATAGTCAAGAAAACTGAGTACATAAAAACACGCGGCAGAGACATAGTAAAGTATGTGGACAGAGAAATAGTCAAGTACGATGTTAAATTTGCCCCAGGCGGGGCTTGTGAGATACCCAAAGAATTCATCAAAGCACACAATGATGCTGCTGAGGAACCCAAATGAAAAAAATAGTTGTGTTGACGGCTGTGCTGCTGACAGGTTGTGCTACCGTGGTTCCAGTTCGTGCCAAGTTCCCTGATGCGCCTGAATTGTTAATGCAGAAATGTCCTGCATTAACCCGGTTGAATGACGATCCCACGTTATCTGATGTTGCCAAAACAGTTGCCAACAACTACACATCCTATCATGAATGTGCAGTGTTGGTCAATGGCTGGCAAGATTGGTATCTAATACAAAAAAATATCTACGAAAACGCTGGTAAGTAATTAATCAACGCTGCCCTTGCACTTGGCACGTTTGGCTTGTGTTAACGCTCCATAGTCCACAGGCCATTCTTTACCAGGTGCTATTTCTTGTGCCTTCGCAGGAAATCCAAACTTAACTCCAGCTAACTGTTGAATCTGTGCAACAGGCATACGAAATTTAGTCAAGTCATTGCCCAAGTTGGGGTATGGTGCAGTGTGCGGAAACATCCATCCTGCTACTTGTCCAGTGGCATTGTTTACCACTATCTTGTAGAATGCATGCGGAACAACTACTCCGCTGCCAATCTTTTTGTCTTGCGCATTGTACACTGCACCAACATACACGGTCAGTGGTTGCTTCAATTGAACAGCCCAACCACGAACACTGGTTTCCAACAGCTTCCAGATACCGCGATTCAATGATCCTGCCTGTGGGAACATGTTGGTCATGAGAAATGACTCATATTCTACCTGTTGATCCCAACTCAAGTCACCGTCTGGCGCTGCGTGTCCTTTGTCGTAGCCAGTAGCTGCATAGTCATCTGGGCGCGGCCCATTCACTACGCTTTGATCTGCGGTGAATGCGTTAGTTCGTGGCCAGCAGCCCAATGCGTTGTTTGGCAACAGCTCATATGTTACATATCTGGGCATTTTAACCACAGGATCATAGCCCACCAAGTATGCTTGTCTGCATATGGGAGACACTGGAACCGCACTTTGCGGGAAGCCATATGGACTATGTACCTGGCAGCTTTGCACAGGTTGGGGTGGACGCTGTGTCCAAGCATGGGCACCTGAACTGACCAGCAGTAAAACTAACAATAACTTACGCATGAAATCTCCTAAATAGTCTACTATTTATCAACTGCAATTTGGAAATCAAACCGATAAATACATTATAACTGGGACAACCATATGGCTTATGAACTAATTAATGTAGGTGAACTACCCAACGACGGAACAGGCGATCCAGTCAGAGTAGCATTTATAAAAATCAACAACAATTTCGTAGACACTGCCAACACTACTAGTGGGCTAAATCCCACTGGACCTGATGGAGCATTGCAATTCAAAACATCTGCCACAGTGGGTAACGTAACTACAAATTCGTTTGTGGGTACTAGTAACCTGGCACTTGATGGTGGCAATAGCAGATTAAATTTGGGAGTTAATCTAATTCCCCTGGTTGCTAACACCATAAGCATAGGCAGCGCCAGCAACACCATTGGCAACTTGTACTTAAGCTCAACTGCATTGCGTATTGGCAACGTACAAGTAACAGAAGTGGGCAACTCAATTAGCTTTAGTGTCGCTGGATCCAATGCAAAGCCTGACCTGAGTTTGGGCAGTTTGTCAGTTCAAAACAGCATCACATACGGTAATTCGGTACTGAATTCACTGTCAGTGACTACTGCAAATAACGCGGCCAATCAAATCGTCTATCAATTACCACTGGCATCATTTAACAATGGCAAGTTTGAAATAAGCTCACGTGAAACTGGCTCGCAAAACAGTCAATTGGCCACTGTGTCTGTGAGAAAAAATAACAATGGCACTACAGTAGGACATTCAGTATATGGAACTCTGTTTGCTGGAAGCCCAGTAACCACATATGATGCAGTTATTGCAGGTGGCAACATGAGATTGACTGTTAGTCCACTGGCAAATGCAACTATTGTACATACTATCACCTACCAAATAAACAGCTAAATACTATTATGAGAGCAAAAGAATTCATAGGCGAAGCCAAAAAGGGCAAGATTTCCAAACGTCAACAAAAGGCCACAACGGGCCTTAATTTGTTTCACGATAAGGAACAAGCAAACAGCGATTATACACTAAATCGTGTAATGATGGCGGCTGCATGCGCTGATGGAACCAATCCCATAGATATCAACTCAACCAGCTGGGTGGGTAAACAAAGAACTGCCCATCCCTACACTGAAGTAGAGCAAAAAATGCTCAAGCAGGCCTACAAAGCGGCAGGCGCCGATTACCAGGATCTGAACAAAGGTGATCTAAAAAGTGAAGAATTGGACAGTACCAACAAGTCAAGTCCCATGATGGCCTTTAAAGGATTTGGAAAATAATTCAGTGTGTGATTCCTTGAATAAGTATATTAGTGAAAACGATTGCTTATGTTTACAAATGGACGCACCTCCCAACGCTCAGCTGGTATATTGGCTCACGGTATGCTATTGGTTGCCACCCAAATGATGGCTACTTATGCAGTAGTAAAAAAGTAAAACCTCTTATACTGTCCAATCCCACTGAGTGGTCTCGTCAAATAATTTGTGAGGGTGAATCTAAAGACATCTATCAGTTAGAAACAGAAATTCTACAGCTTCTTGACGCTAAAAATGACCCACGAAGTTTCAACCAACACAACAATGATAATAGACCATGTCGTTTGGGAGAAAAACACACTGAAAAATCATTAGACAAAATGCGAGGGAAAAGACCCCCATATGGTCCACAATCGTCAGAACACAAAAATAAAAGAGCAAACAAAAAACGCGGAATCGCCCGACCTGACCTTTCCGCAAAAAATAAACTTCGCACTGGTGTTAATAATCCCAACTTCGGAAAAGTACAATCAGATGAATGGAAAAGGAAAAATAGCGAAGCAAATGCAGGTAAACCAAAACCCAAAATAGTATGTCCTCATTGTAATACCTTAGGTGGCTCTGGGGTAATGCAACGATGGCATTTTGATAACTGTAAAAAGAGAGAACTATAAATGATTGACATAAACACTGTATTTGATACCGTTAAACTTAAATTCTACTACGAATGGTTGGTAAATTGCCACATTTACGAAGAAGGTGAAAGCGGGTTCCATCAACAGCTTACCACCAAAGTAGTAAACGAATATATAGATCCAATTGCATTACCAAAAGATGCTGCTATCCTAGATTTAGGTTGCGGTCCTGGATATTTTCTAGATTCAATGAAACAGCGAGGGTATACCAACTTGGTAGGAGTTACGCTCAGCCCAGGTGACATTGAAATCTGTAAAAATAAAGGACACACTA